TCACCGGACATGGTGCCCTCTTCTTCGCGCATGATCTCTTCCATGATCTCATCAATATCATCCATGAAACCGCTCATGATGCCCACGTTCTCGATTTCGTCGTCGTCGACCATCTGCATTTTTTTGCTATTTTTTGCCATTTTATAAGATTCCTGCGGTTTTCGCGGAAGCGGCAGTTGATAAGGCACCTACACCCAGACCAATAGCCGACTGAAGTGGGCTGGCGGTTGGCGCGCTCTGCGCGGTCAGAGACATCTGCGTCGACGGGGCGCCACGGTAGATATCTGACACAAAGCCTAGTTGCTGGTAGGGCGCCATCTGTTCCTGCAACTGCGTTGCACGGATGGCATCAAGCTGGCTTTGTGCAACCTGCCTTTCCAGGCCTCCGAGACCTGCCAGCAGACCAGTGTCTGCCGCGCCTAGTTGCTGAGTCTGAGCGCCGAGATTGGCGTATTGGGCGCCGAGAGCGCCTATCTGCGTACCGAACTGACCCAGCCCCTGCGCTCTTGCAAGGTCAGTGGACGCCTGTTGCGCGGTCAAAGCACCTATGCCCTGTCCTGCGGCGAGTTGACGCCCCTGTTGCGCCTCAAAGGACTGCTGTGCGGCCTGCTGTGCCTGGGCGAAGTTCTGCGCGTAGTCCTGCATAATCTTGTTCATCATTAGGTCTTGAATTCCACGCTCGAACTCGGCTCTCTGAACGCCTTCACGGGTGCCACCAAAGGCACCTGCACCGACCGCCTGCGCGGCCTGACCTTGACGTGCAATATCGGCCTGTCTGCGCATCTCACCGAGTGCACGCTGAGTCACCTGCTCTTGATAGGGGTTCATGAACTGCTGGGCCATTGTCGGGTCATAGCCCATCGCGGCACTGCCGACGTAGTCCTGTGCGCGCTGGTACATCGGCGCTGTTTCAATTCCACCAATTAAGCCAGCACCAGCTTCAGATAGTCCCATGCCTCTTGTGAGACCCTGCGCACCGGCTTGAATGTAAGGTTCAAACGCGCCTATGCCCTGCTTGGCAAAGTCAATCGCTTGGATTTCAGTGGGTGAAAGGCCAGCGGCTTCCGTTGCAGGAAGCATCATGGGCTGTTGCGCCAGTTGTCGTGCGCTTTCCAGCAGGCCTAGCTTGTAAGCCTCAATGTCCGGTGCTTCGCGGACGATTTGTTCTTGGATAGTTGTGTCAACCATTACGCCATCTGCCCCTCAAGTCTTTTCATCAACGCATACATACGTTTTGCGCCCTTCCTGCGTGATCCATCGCCCATGCCCTTTACTGCCTTGGCAGTGAAGACAAACTCGCCGTCACTCAGCATTGCCGGGATATCGTCAGAGGTTCCAGTGCCGGGACCTGCAATGTGTCCGTTCTTGCGTGGAAATTCCTTCCTGGTCATTGGGCCACCGTGCGCCGCTCGACGCGGTTGTGCCAGAGGCATTGAACCGTAGCCTCCATATCCACTGGTTGTAGTGTACATCGGCCCTAGCTGAATGCCGTATTTCTCGGGATTCGCGGCGAGAAGTTCCGCACCTGTTGGCATATTGGCCAGCCCAAGCACGCCTTCAGGCTCTTCCTGCTCAAAGCCGCCGGTCAAGCCCATGATCCCGACCCCTGTGGCGGCAAGTGGGCCATATTGAGCCAATAAACCGGGAGTTTTGGCAAGAGCCGCTTTGTACGCTTCCTGGGCTAAAACTTTGTCACCAGTAGAGGCCAAGGTTTCTGCATAGGCCGTGTTTGCCGCCTCTTTTGCGGCCACTGAACCTCGCTCGGCGATTGCTTTGGGAGATATCTTGTCCCAGATGGCTTTTGGCGCAGACGTGACCCTATCAAGGATGCTTGGTGGGGGTTGCACGATATTAGCACTAGCTGGGGCACTAATGTTTGCGCCTGCCAATTCCCTCAAATCTGAAGGGTACAAGGTCATTGGTGAGCTTGTTCTTTGTGCAACGTCACGAACAGCCTGCGCTGTTGATGCTGGCGCACGGGCCTGGGCAACCGATTGTGCGGGTGCTGTTGGGCCTGTTTGCGGATAAGGGGCGCTAAAAGGATCGCCTCCAAAACCTTGCGCAGACCCGGTTCCGGCCATTTGCGCTGGTTGCCCCGCCGGTAGTGGCGCACTGGTTATCCCCTGCGCAGTGTTGACGTTGGCTGGAATACCGGGAGAGGCCGGAGTGCCTGCGCCTGCCAATTCAGAGACATCAGGTAAGGGGGTGCTGGTTATTCCCTGCGCAGTGTTGACGTTAGCTGGGATGCCGGGAGAAGCAGGCGCACCGGGGCCACCTAAGCCAACGAATTCTTTGAACTTATCAACTTGACCGCCAATCGTGGTGGCACCCTGGTAGCTACCCGCTTCAAAGCCTGCGGCGCCTTGAGTAACACCGCCTATGGCACCCGCTGTCAGGCCACCTATGGCACCCATTTTCAGGGCATCTTTCAAGTTTCCGCCTGCAAGAAGCGTGGAGCCTGCGCCACCGACAAAGCCCGAAACAGCCGCTACGCCGACAGACGACGTGACACCGAGCAAGCTGGCGGCGGCTGGACCCAAAAAGAAGCCCAGCGCGATGCTGGTGACAATCCGTCCTACGGTCGAACTGGCAAATTTTTTGACTGCCTTTCCGATCTTTTTGAAGACCTTTCCAACGCCCTTAAATAACTTTTTGAGGAAGAACTCGGGAAGCCCTGTCTGGGGGTTGATCGTGCCGCTACCGCCCATCTGGCGAAGCATAGCGGCTTCTCGGGGACTGATATGGGCCAGCATGGTATCGCCGTAGCGTCCGGCACGCGCCATGCCAGCGGCAATGGGGTTGAGGGAGGCCAAACCGCCGTTGGCAAAGCCCATCGGAGGGGTCTGCATGCCGGAAGTGGCTCGAATCTCATCGATAGCCAGGTTCAGGGCACCGAAGAATTCCGGGTCGAAGGTCGGCGGCAGAAGGTCTTCTGGGATGTCCTGCGCCATGTACTTGGCGCGGATCATGGCGTAATCGGCGGGGTTCGCCAGGATTTCGTCCACCATTTGGTTCAGGACGTCCAGGACTTCGGGAGGCAGGTTCAGGCCCCGCAGTTCGGCTTTGAATTCAGCAACAGCGACAGGATCGGCTTCAGAGGCCGCACTCAACAATTCTTCGTTGAATTCGGTCGGAGAAACGTCTTGGCGAAGCTGTTCAAAAGCCGCTAGGTTCTCGGGGGTCATTTCATTTTGCGGGGAGGGCATCATCATCCCCGGCATCGCCATTTCAGCCATTTTGCACCTATCAAAAGTGTGATTTTTTGCTGGACCACATGGGTCGGCGCGCCAGAGGACGCGAAATTACGAGCATTATGCGATTTTTGTTACGTTCTGTCCACTTCCAGGTAAGACAAGTAAAAAGTCACGGAACCCTCGGAAGACGTGACTTTCAGCACGTCCCCTTCCTCCATCACAAAGGGCACCCCGTTGAACACGTCCATGGACGTGCTTACCGCTAGACTTTTGTTTCGCAAGGCATAGTGCGCCGTGACATCCCCGCTGTCGTATTGGGTGACGGTCAGCAGGCTTGCGCTTGAGGACGCATTCGTCACGCGCAGGGACCGGACGACCGCAGTGGTTGCGGTAGGCACGGTGTAAAGCGTGGTCTCTGTCGCCGCGCTTGGAATGCTGACCTGATGTAAATATCGATTTGCCATTGCTTTAGCCTGTCAAATTAAAAAAGGACAGTGACGCCCAAGACGATCCCGTGGGAGTAGAGGAAAGTGTGCGCACCGCAATGGTGTAGATGTCGCTTGTGCCGCCGATTGTGGTTCCCAACTGCAAATCCCAATTATAGTCAGTGCGTTCGTCGGTGATGCCTCCAGCCTGAACAGTCGAAGACAAGTATGCCTGCGTAACGATTGTGCCCCCGGTATAGGAGGTGGCAGACTCGTCAAACTCAACCGCAGAACTGTTTGGAATCGCTCCCCACGACGCCCCGGTTAGTGTTGGATTTTTCAACAAGATGACCTCGTAGTCCTGTGACGTCACCGGAAAAACAATGGGTCTATCAACCAGCACTACACTTTCGGTATAGCCCGAAGCCAGCCGAATCGAGATCAACGGCAAAAAGGTTGTGCTGATTGAGGCAAGGGCGGAACTTCTTCGTGCGACGGTTTTTAAAGCAGTTTCTTCGTAACCGCCCATCGAAAGCACAGAAGAGCAGACCTGCTTCATGCTGGTCGAGCCGGATGTCGCCCCGGTGTTGGTGATCTCGTACCTCACCGGCAAAATAGCGGTTTGCATGTAAACCGAAGTGTACTCATTATCGTTGTGGAACGTATGGCAGATGACCAGTTGACCGTCCACAAAGAATCCACAACGAACATCGCCCGTCCCAAGCCACTCAAAGTCCATATAAAGAATTTGATTTTTTGTGAGGTCGAGCGTCCTGCCGCTTGGCCCGGTGCCGTCCATCTTGTCGCCATTCCAATTTGCTTGATCCACCGTTCTGGCATCGCTCGGCGTTCCAGGGGTCGGCGTTGAATTAGATCGCAAAACGAATGAAACCGTGCTGTCGTTTTGTTGCAGAAATACGCCATTCTCTTCGCTAAAATAGCCCACCCTTTGGCGCAGATTAGTTTTTGCTGTGCCCATGACAAAGGTTGCCATTACAGCAAGCCCTTTCCCAGGCTGATAGGGCATAACCCTTTTTGTCTGCCTGACGACCTGATCACCGCTTGTGGTAGTTACATCCAGCGAAACAGATGATTCATTAGAAAGGTAAGTTGTAGTGCCACTTCCGGTGAGAGCAGTGTCAAACTGGCTGTCGATTGCATACCGATTCTGACTGTCAAAAAGCGTATACGGCTGGACGGTAACAAGCCTGCCAAAGGCGTCGAGCGAATTGGATGGAAAAGTTATTGATGTTGCCACTGACTCATCCTCGCCGCCACGGGACTCGAACCATGATACGGCAGATAGTGTGTTCTCACTTGAGACCGGCGTGTAGGTCGAGTTAAGCTGAAAAATAATCTGCTCAAGAGACCGCACCAGTTGGTTAAATTGCTCTGGACTATAGTCGCCTGCCGCCGCGTTAGGTAATCGGACATTCTGGATTTTGCTCATCGGAGGCCATCAGGTTGAATGTCGACGCGCATTGTGCCATAGCGCCATGACGTGTCCACTTCATCGCTAGTGATTTTTAACTGAATCTGCCGACCACGCGCCCTGGTATCCACCTTCTGAGTGCCAGGCGTAATGACGTATGGATCAAGCGAACTTGATGTGGCAGTAGCCTGGGGATAAGCACGCAGATAGAGGTTCACAGTCAGGTCGCCGTTCTGGTCCTTGAAGTCAGGTATAAAACGCTTCATATACATCATCTGATCGCCATCGCCGATGTCAAAATAACCAGAGGTGATGAACGAAGTCATGGCGCTTCCGTTGGCGTTCTTCCCTTTCTCTTGCTCATAAACCATCGTCCTGCCTGCGGTCAGCCCATATATCGTGCTGATGGTGCTGGCGGTGCTATTGACTAGATATTCGGTAGCCATCGGATAGTCATAAGCGCCCACATCTTGCCACGCCGTGCGAGAAAGCGTCCCGGTTGACCAGACGTTCTCTAGATAGTTGTAGGTAACACAGCGGTTCACATAGTCACTACTGGCACTGCAATAAAACCATGTTATTTCATTGAACTGACTATTCAGGGAGGCGGCAATCTTGTAGGACTGCACCAGATTAATGTCCTCAAAGACATAATCCTGGACAGTGGATGGCAGTTTCTTCACGGTGCCATCAAAGACATAAAACGCCTCTTTGCCCATCCAGAACGCCACCCCATTCACATCAATCGCGGCGTGTGGGCCGGTGCATCCGCAGTTAGCGCCAAGCTGGTTAAAGCCAAAAGTATACGGAGGTCCGATATACTGCATGCCGTGCAGGGAACTGTCGGTCAGGATAAGAATCTGACCACGCGATCTAATTGCACTGATGATTAAATTGCCATCGCTAAGTCGTTGTCCACCTGCGGTGTTGGTAGCAGTTTCTGCCCAGATGTTTACATTTTCTTGATTTGAAAAACGCACAAACATGGGGTCTTGCGTAGCGGCATCACCTATTGTGGTTTCTGTTCCCAGCAGGACTAAGTGCCTGTCTGGGGTAGATACTATGGCATAGTTGCTTGTCGTGGGGGCACCTGCAATGATGGTTGCGCGAGTTGTTGTGCCAGCACTTAAATCCCAATAATAGGTGCCTCCGCCGGTATATTGACAGATTAAGTCTTCGCCAAACGTATCAAATTGCCAAATACGGGCAGACAGGCTAATGCCAGTTCCGCTTGTTCTCGGAGTTCCCCACGTCCCGGCTCCCCAAGCACCAACGCCCCAGCCAAAGTCAAAATAACTAATATCAGAACCAATATTGATCTGATACGCGCCAACTACTGAACCTCCGCCGTTGCCGGTGTCAGAAGCATCGGCATTAACTGGAGCGGTGATAGTGTAAGTGTTTGCATCAGTGATCGAGGTGATCTCGTATTCGCTATTCAGGATGGCCGCAGTAATCTGACCCCCCAGTGAAACAGCGCCAGAAAACGTGACAAAGTCACCCTCGATAGCACCGTGAGCAGTGTCTGAAACCGTGATTGTCGGAGAGCCAGAAGAAGCGGAGAAAGTCACATCTCCTACGGCTGTTGTTACTCTGATTGGAGTGACGTCAGCAAAGCCACCGCCAGTTTCAACGTATAACTTGCGGCTAGTACCAACCGCCATGTAGGGGGTGCCATCTAGCGCCGTCCAGGTGAAGATATCAGAGGCGAAACCAACCAAATATTGACCGTTGAATTCCTGCCAGCCGCCTATTTTTTCAGGCAAGCCATAGCGAAAACGGACGTTGTCGCCATCCGTCCAGCCGCCTTCAGCGCCGTACTCCGTGTTCTGTTTGTCGATGCCCGGTTTGAGGGCCAGTCGAAAAAAGGACATATCTACGCACCTTGATATTTGCCCGTAACCAGCATATCAGTCAATTCTACAGCACGTCGGCCAACTTGGGTACTCCAGCGGGAGTCCATAAACTCGGCTCGTGCGGTCTCCCAATCGCCGGTTTCCATGCCTGCCAGCGCCTTTTCAAACTTTAGCAGGCGAGTGAGGCCCAGATTAAAGCAGAGCGAGATCATCACGTCCTGACGCACCGGGTCCAGCTTGCTGTACCAGTCAAACGTCCTAGTCAACTCCTCAATGCAACGCTTCAGGTCATTAGCCAGGAGGTAGTCTACTTCATCATCGCTTAGACCCAGTGACCCCTCCGCAATACATCTCCCAACGCCAATGGTTTCGAGGCCCTCTGAATCAAGATAAACAAAATTGCGGACCCCTTCGTGCCTGCGCAACATCTCAATCAAGCGGTCAGCCATCAGCCCTGTCCCCTGTAACGCTTGTGGTTACGCTTCTGGTCTTTGCTCATGGTGCTTCTTTTGAATGCGCCACGACCGATGGACGTGCCTTTAATGCCCTTGCCTTCTTGGAGAAGATCAAAGTTATTAACTTGTTTAGCCATTGTCAGGCATAGTCTCCAGATAAATTTTGCTTTATTTCTTTAGCTAACATTTTTTTAATCCCAGCGTTCTTTATAGAATTGTAAAAAGGAATTAAAGATGTAAATGGCTTTTCTCTCTCTGTAATATACTTAAGTCCTGGGGCATGTCTAAAAAGAGTTATAATTTTTTCAGTGAGCATAAAAGGAATAAACTTAATTTTTTCTTTTGTATGAAACTTTATATACCAAAGTAAATCGTCTTTTTGTATATTCCAATCAGTATCGTGCAAGAATTCAATAGACGCCTGCAATCCTCTTGGGTACTTTCCTATGTCTATTTGGCCTGTAATGTAATTCGCGTGTTGAATTGTTTTTTCTAAAAAAGGCGGATAAGAAGCAGTAACCAACAAACTTTTTTGCTCAGTGAATAAAAATATTGTGCCATATTGAATAGATCGCTTGTCCTGACTTGTTACCACAACTTCTCTATCATAATATTCTTGATTTAGAAGTTTAGAGCGTGTCTCTGTGCTACTAATATTTAAATGGTAGTCTCGTAAAGCTGGAATGCCGTACACATTATAATAAAAGTTTTTTACTGAGGGGCATGCTCTAAAATCGTTTTTCCACTCTTCTCTATTTCTATCTTTCCAGTGTTTTTTTAATATACTTACCGGCTCTTTGCCCCAGACTGTAGCTTTATACGCATAGTATATTTTTATTGCCATCTATTCCTCTTTCTTCGCTTTCTAACTTTCGGTGAAATTGCTTATTCGGTTTTATTAGATGCCCCGTAGTAAAAAGACACCAAGGCCCCCAAAATTCCGAAAATATTACCGAGGACCAATGACGTGATTGTGTCTGAATTGGCATCCGGCGGTTGCAAAGTAACTAAAAATATATAACCAAAAGAAAAAAATATGGCTAATGTTGCAAAGGCTTTTGGAAACCAGTCTTTTGCAAAATGCTTACGGGCGTCCTGCTTGTCCTGGGTTTCCAGCGCAAACAGGTCAACGTCCAGTTCCTTCATCTTGGCCTCAAACTTCAGTTCGGCCTTTTTGATCTCCGCAAGCTGTTCCGGGGTGACTGTCTCAAACGCTGTCTCGATGGCCTGTGGGGTCGGTTCGCAACCCAGTACCCCGGCCAATACCTGACCCGCCATGCCGCCCAGAGGGCCACCCATAGCCGCACCGATGGTAGGCGCAATACCCCCGATCAGTCCTTTCAGCTTGTCGAATTTCATGCGATAGCCAATATGATGATGCCAATGGCAATGCCGCTGACGATCATGCCCAGTTGTTCATGGGTGCAATTCTGCACTAACTTCCAGCAAGGCGCACCTATCTTCTTGAAGATGATCATATTTTTACCCTACCCGCCGAATTTTTCGACGACAAAAAGTAACAAAATAAAGGGGTAAATCCCCCAGACGAGTCTTTCCAGCTTATCAAACTTTTCACTACCGGCGGCTAGTCGCTCTTCAATCGACTTGTACCGCAGGGCGCACTCAATTTCGTGGACATTTATTTTATTGATGGCTTCTGTAACGTCTTGTTGTACCGTTCTTTTTGGGGTTTTTACGGCTTTAGGGGCCGCTTTTTTCTTTGCAGTCGCCATCATACTACCTATAAATAAAAGTTTTGGGCGGCATTTGCCGCACTCACAAAAGAAGCCATCAGCACAAGGGCACCCGTAGCAATCCCAATACCGATAAGAATTATAACAAAATCAATCATATCGCTTTTACGTTTAGCGGCGGCTCTGGCAAGTTCAAACCGCCGTTGTTTAATTATCCGCCGTTGCCGTTCAAATTCCCTAAGTGTATCGCCGTTTCCGCTGTAAATGAACAGTTCCCGCAAAGCCTTATATTTTGCGTCCATTTCGCGTTTTTGGAGGGCCAGTTCCATAGCCTCCTCTTCAACGCTTTTTCCGGCTATAAACTTAACGGTAGCCGACGTTTCTTGGTTCTTAATCCTGGCTTCGTGAAGGGTTTCCTGGCAGTCAAAAAACTTGGTCAGGCTACCCATCATTTCATGCAGTTCTTTCCCCTGCTGAACGCCAGCTTTTATGGCGTTGAAGGCTGAATTTGCCGCGCCCAGAATAGCTACTGTTTCTGCGATCATGGCCCATAAAGCCTCACATTTGGCTATAAAATAAGCAGAAGAGTAATGGATTTTTGGCTTTTTTTCTAGTTGCTTTTGTATCCTTGTATATAGTGCATGAAATCTTTGTTGGTAAAGTAAAAAGGTAACGACGGATCAGGCACCCCAGAGTATAGTTTTTTTGATCCCACAGAGCCTTTAAAAATTACCTCCCAACTATTTAACGTCCATCCTCCAGCATGGGACAACCTATCCAGGCAAACTTCATACTGGGATTGGGGCATTTGATTTATTGAAAAATTTTTTAATATTTTTCGTATTTTTTTTATTTGAGAACCTTCTGGGTGTTTTATCCCATAATCTTTCCAAAACGGTGTATCTTCTCTGGTTGTTAAATAATGGGCGTGGATAAAATTTTTTAATTCTTCTTGATCTTCCTTGACGTATTTATTTATCCAACTAACTATTCTTCCTGCTCTATAGTTCTCAATGTTTCCTTTTAGCATATCTATGAATAAACTTAAGTAAGATATGGTCTTCCAAATACTTGTGGCTTCTAGTGGTTCTACAAAATGATGTGCTAAACCACATCCAAAACAATTTTTAACTAATATTTTTTCATGCGCGCCTGGATCAAATTTAAACTCTCTGCTGTCTAGTGGCAGGTCTACACCAAAAGATTCCTGTATTTCGTAGATGATGTCTTCTTTAGTGGCATAGTTATCATCATATACATATCCCATACCGTACCTGTCTACCACTGGAATTTTCCACACCCATCCACTCTTCATGGCTATGGCTTCTGTTCCTGAAATAAAACTCTCATTAGCATCTATTTGTTTAAAAAATGGAATTGCGGCGTTCACTCCTAACACGTCTGAAAATGATTTCCATTTAACCTTATAATGTTTTCCTAGTATTTCTCTTCTAAACCCTGAACAATCAAAAATAAAATCTAGTTCAATAGTTTTTTTATCATCAAAATGTAATCTTTTAACTTCGCCATTACTTCCGTTTTCTACCCCTACAACTTTTTTATCAATATGCTCAATTCCCCTACTTAAGGCAATTTTTTTTAGGAAAACAGCAAAAAGTCTAGCATCAAAATGGACTGCGTAACTTGGTCTAAAAGAAAACTGATCTGGAGGAGGGGGGCCATACGGAACTTTTTTGTTTAAGCACATTTGTTCAGCCTTGTGGCTCTGATCATAATTAAAAGCATGAAAGTAAGCAGTACCCTCACCTGCCCAGTTTTTAAACAAGATTCCATACTTTACAGTAGCCTTACACTCCTTAAATACATCTAAAATATTTATTCCAACACGATCAAAAAAATTTAATATATTAAATACTGTGCCCTCCCCTGCCCCTAAAATACCAATCTCTTCACTAGCTATGACTGTTATTTTTGTATTAGGGAAACTGGCGTTTACCATTAAAGCGGTTATCCATCCCGCTGTTCCTCCGCCTAGTACGACAATTTTTTTACTCATTATATTTAAACTTATTTTTGTTTATGATATGAGCCTGTGAAACAATGATTGGCATGTCTAATACGATCTAGCATCATAGGATCATTTGGAGACACTGAACTTACATCTATTTTTAACTTGACGTCTTCTAATGGCACAAAATGACAAATAGGAGTTCCTGCCTTAATAAGAAACTCTTGTTCTTCTTCTTGTTTTTTTATAAACAAATTAACCATTACTTGGGTTACTTTATAAAAATTTAGTACACCTGGTAAAATTTCTAGTCCCTGTAGCGCAACAACTTCCCATGCTGGTTTTAATGCTAAGAATTCTAACGATCTATCTGTGCTAAACGTCCAGGGAGTGACTAACTTTATTTGAAGATATTCTTTATCTGAAACCATAGATGAATACTGATTATATGGATGACATTTAATTGAACTTTGTGCATCTGCATATTGGTACTTCCAGTAATCTTCATTTCTTGGCCCAACTCTTAGATATAAATCAGACCACATTGGAACCATAATACCTTTTTTATACAAGTCAATTCTGCCAGGGCAATGCCTTATATTTTTAATAGATTGTTTTTTGTCTGCAAGTTCTCTAGCTATATCAATTGAAGATGGAGCAGGTAATTTATTTACCCAATCAGGTATTTTTGGCTTTGACGGGGCATAAAATTTATGAATGCCGTTGTTGTATAGTGTATAGGCTTTTACAACTACAGACTTATTTTTAAAAATATTAATCATGCTATTTAAATCCCCCAAAGCAAGCTATTGAGTATCTTCCTAGTCCTTTTCCTTGATGCTTTTCTTCTAGGGATATTTCTTTTGCTTGATGTTTCATCCAGCTTTGAAAAATATACGTTGTGTTAAAACTACATTCTAAGCATTTATCAAAATCCTCAAAATATAAATCTCCACCTACAAATTTTTTTGGTTGTTGAAATAGAAAAGTTAAAAACGTAAGAGAAGCAAGATCAACGTGGCTTTTATATCCTTGTTTATTTTCATAATAATTTAATAACGTACTGTCATAATTTAAATTGTTTAAATTACGAAAACATAACGGCATGGTTCTTACATCTATATTAAATAATTTCCTGTTGTATCTAAGAATGCAAGACGTATTTCTATCAACATATAAAGTATCTAAAAATATTCCCTTGCCTGTTTTGGCCTCACGGAAGCTGTTTGTCTCTGAGGCATCTAAAAATTTATTTGTAAGACATAAAAAATTTAATTCTAAATTAATATCTGATAACTCTTCTTTTGTGTAAGTATTATCTACTTTAATAACTTTGAAATCTTTGTCTTCGATTAGACTAATGTCCATAAACTTTTACTTTATAATATGATTGTTGTGTATGACGACTGTATCTGTACCAGCATAAAAGGTAAGAAATCCAATACAAGCTATGTTCCAATCCGGCCCAGTTTGTTCTGACCATGACGGGACATTTATTGAAACGTGTCTAGCTAAATACTCTTTCTGATTGTTTTCAAATACACGCCAAACATGATCTATGGTACCTCTATTGGGTTCCCCCCTGCTTTTGTTAAAGCGGATATGGTATTTATTCATTATTTATTTTTCATTTGGGGCAATAGGCCAAGTGACTTTACTGGGATACCCCGGCTGTTTTTTTACGTCACGCAATTCTTTGCGGTACTTAATCCATTCTTGCTTTTCTGCAATAGTCATAGGCACGTCGGATAACATGGCCCAATCACTTTTAAGTAGGTAATCTTTTATTCGTCTGTCCAGATGGTCTTTTTCGGTAAGAGGGGGCGGGGGGTCAGGCACTTCAATGTCGGTTTCAATCCATGCCAAATTAGGAAGGTTTACCCAAGACAAGTCGGATAATCTATCTTTAACACCGTGCATACCAAAAATTGGCCCCCATTGATCCGGCAATAGCACCGGATCGTTTAGTGGGGTATTGGTAGTTTTATCAATTAATTGCCAGAGTTTTCTGGGCATTGTGTATTTGGGAAAAGCGAAAACATTTTTTGTACGAATTCAATATCATGTGGCATAACTATTACATAGTGGTAAGTACCGTCATCTGTTCTCATACCCACCTCATAACATCCATTAAATGTAGTGCCTATAACCAAACTTCGGCTTCTAGTAAGATTGGACTTTATAGCATTAAACCCAAATTTTTTTTCTAACTCTAAAAGTTCTGGGGGTCTTTCTTGCTTTAGTTTATCTTTTTCTTCCATATCAGAACGGACACCATGAAATAGTTACACTCCCACCGGGAGGCACTGTCACTGGATAACTGCCAGCCCCTCCTAACGGTTGACAACAATAGCTAGTTGGCGTACCTGCGCTACCAGCACTGCCCGGATTTCCAGCAGTTCCGTTACCCCCCGCGCCACCGCCGCCGCCGCCGCCAGACTGCCCTCCAGGTGCAGTGTAGGTACCATTTACTGGGTTGTAGCCCGTCCCACCGGAGCCGCCATTTCCACCTCTTCCACCTTGTCCAGGGTTAGTATATGGTGTTTGTCCTCCGGTTCCACCGGCGGTGCGAGTTCCAGCATTTGCTGGGTTATTTCCAGTTGAAGGATTTCCACTGGCCCCAGCGCCGCCACCCGCACCCGGAATCAAACCTCCTGATGGCTGGTCTTGCCAAGCACTTCTTCCGCCGCCACCGCCGCTACCGCCATTTCCTGCTGATCCACCGGAGCCTCCTACACCTCCTGGCCCCCCTGGAAAACTTAATGGAGTAGGCAAGCAAGCAATAGTCGTGGCTGTTCCCGTGCTTCCCGTGCTTCCTGTATTCCCAGCACTTCCTGCTTGGCCCGTACCGCCACCGCCACCATAATTATTATAGGTGTAACTATATCCGTTCATGCCAGCGCCGCCACCGCCACCGTTTCCAGCCCCAGGACCCACACCTGCTAGACCGCTTGCGCCGGAGCCACTATAACCCCACTGAAGGTAGCCATAAGTGGGACATCCCCACTGAGGAGTGCCGCCACCGCCGCCGCCACCGCCGCCACCGCCGCCACCGCTATTACCACTGCTACCCGTGTCTCCTGCTCCACCAACGCCTGTGGCGTTAATTTTTTGGAGGCCAGAAGGAGCGACAAAAGTGCCCGGTGAAGTAAAGACTTCACATCCGCCGGGAGTTTCGCCTCCCATAACACCAATTCGAGAAGTTCCTATAGGCATTTTTGTGTCCCCTAGAGGTTAAATATAGAACATATCATATATAAAGCCAGCCCGTTAGTACATATTTGGCGACGTTCCCATAGACTGGATTTCCTCGATGAGGATGAGTATACGTTGCAGGCCAAAAAATTATGGTATTTTCTTTAGGGGTTACCCTGAATTCTTGTCTTATAAATTCAGTTTCTCCACAATTTTCAGCGGCAAGAGTATTTAAATATGCTAGGAACACTACATATCTGCTAGGTTCGTTTGGGCCTTTTTCTGAATGCCAAACATGATAACCGCCGCCCGGCATGGTTTTTTGTAGCTTGATTGCGGAAAGTCTTAAATTTAGGCTTTTAATGTCACCGTAAGCTACTTTATCCGAATATAAGCAAAAAGAATTTCTCAACCCATCTTCAATGTGAGGTTGCCAATGTTCTTGAGTGCCTTGGTTGTTATACAAATGAAATAGCCTAGAATCTAATTCGGAATAGTGCATACATACAGATAGGTCATCTTTAATATTTCGTGGACAATTGTCATTGACTTGTCTATCAACCATTGTATTTTCTGCTTGAAGAAAATCTATCGCTTTAACTAACTGCGGACATACATAAGGGGGGAAAACATTTTCTATAATCCCTATGTCTCCTTTGTAATTTATTAATTTCATGAAAATGGCCTACTACCGTTGACCCAACAAACTAAAGATTGCCTTTCCCCAGATGTTACTGGAGTAACTTTATGTACCAAGAACGAAGGGAAAAACACAGCCAGCCCTTTTTCTTTTGGTATTTTTTCTTCTTTTGAGCCTCGCATAAAAAGAAATTCTCCACCCTCATATTCGTTTGGATCATTTAGCTGTAAGGCAACACTAAGTTTTCTAATTGGTCCTGATCCACAGTCCATGTGCCAATTGTAGTTTCCTTTTTCATTTCCTTTGTAGTTAGCTAATTGTATTGGCGCAATATGCGAAAGTTCATATTTAAAAAACTCTTCATTAATATTTTCTACATATTTTGCAATACGCTTAAATACCCATTCACTTGTTTTTTCACTTTTTAAAAAATGTACTTTACTTATTCTTATTGTTTTTTCTAACCTGCCTTCTCCTTTCTTGCCGCCAACAATTGCATCTGAATGTGCCTGCTTGGCAACATTAGCTAAATAATGTAATTCTTCTTGGTTAAAGATATCTCTTTCTATGTAAAAGCGTGTTGCGTCTTCTTGCTGTTTTACGGATAGCGCATAATGGCCTTCATCTTTCATTCGGAGCATAAATTATTTTTCATTTGCAGTTATTATAAAATGTAAAAATTTTACCTCTGACTGCGGTTGGCCTCCTGTAAACTGATGAGGCAACCAGGAATTAAAGATAAACAAAGAACCTGGAATTATATTATTAAAATGAATATGTAAAGTAGAATCATTAATCATTTCAGAAGGTAACGCTGGTATGTCTCCCATTTGTTTTCCTGGTCTTGGGTCACCAAAAATAGGATATGGACAATTTTCAGTGGTTTCTAAAATATAAAAACCGCTAAATATACTATTCCCATGAACATGGATGTGATGGTGCGCAGGAGCAGTAATTTTTTGCCCCCATATAGTAGTTGATTTAATTTCGTATTTGTCTACTTGATAGCCACCATCGCCCAAAATATCAACAGCAATTGATTCTAAATGTTTTTTAAAATTAAAAAAATTTGAATTGTATGCCAGATTCTCACTTTGCAGGAGAAGATTCTCTGGAACATGGTTTTTGTCCCAGAGTTCTTCAATTTTAAATGTATTTAGCCATTCCGGTTCTTCTTCTCGATGTATTGCAGAAGGAAAATAATGAAATGTCTGCATACGTTATGAGTTTATCCATGTATTCAGCGTAGCCGCCAGTGTGGTGACGTCCGCCGCTGTTATAGCAGGGCTATTTGCATCAGCAAGTCTTCTATTCTCAAAAATAATAGACTGAGCCATGCGCAAACAATCTGTTTTGCAACGCATCATTTCGGTGTCTTTTGTTGCTTGTATTTGTGCGTTTTGCATAGTTGTTGCGTTTGCTACTGATGCATCAACCATTGCCTGTTCTTGCTCTGTAAGTGCCATTTTCGTGATCTCCTAAAATATCAATTATGACAAGTTCTTCATTGGGATTGACACATACCATGTCGTTCCATTGTCTGGGCTTAAAAAGAACCAGATATCAGTTGCGTTGGCATCCGTAGTTCTGGCTACCACTCCTTGCGGATACTCTACCGTGCCTCCTGCAAATGCAACCGTTCTGCTTGGTGTAGCATCATTTGTCAGGATTAGGGTAAACGCCGTTGATCTATTACTGTTTTGATTGCTATTACTAATAGTGAACGTACAGTTATCTGTCAGCGTAGCTGTAAAAACAGAGCCAGTGCTTGTATCAATAGTTGATGCAGTGCCTGTATTTCCTAGAGCAACGACCTTATCAGAATAGACACCAGTCAAGAAGCTGGCGGTAACGTCCACCTCGCCCGATCCCTTGGGAGTTAAATTAATATCTACATTTGTATCACTACCACTTGCTGATATAGTTGGCCCAGAGCCTGTTGCGGCATTAGCTACCGTAATCTCATTTACCGCTGATGCTGTAGCAGTAACTTTGATTAGTTCATTGCTATTAGTGTCCCTGAGATCAGTGTCAACGATTGCACTTGTTAGCGTCTTATTAGTAAGCGTTTGGGTATCTGAAGTGCCTACAACAGTGCCGCTTGGAATAGCTTTCTGTGCGGCTGAACCGTCGATATTCCCTGATCCATCGGAAAGAACAAAACTGCTTGCCGCAATTCCAGAAAGAGTATTGCTGTCAGCAGATATCGTTTTATTAGTAAGCGTCTGAGTTCCATCAGCTAGAACAAGGCCGGTATTTACAACCGCCGCGCCTGCTCCGGCTCCGTCCAAGTAAACCGCCCTGGTCTGCCCTGTTGGAATAGTAACATTCCCGCCGCTTCCTTGGCTGATATCAATGCTCTGAGACCCTGTTGTAGCATTTTCAATGATCATTACCCTGGAAATAGTGTCAGGGCCTATTGTTAGGGTCCTGGTAGCCGTCAAAGTGGCGCTTGAGGTCACTTTAAAATACAAGGCACGGGCTGGATCAGTGGTGCCGTCTGCCACAGTAGTAGTGGCATTTGCGTCACTAGCAAAGCAGTCCTGGGTAGCGTATCCCAAGGAATCCGCAATCAACTGGAGGTTGGTATTTGTGCTTGTGCCCCAAGTGCCGGACTCGTCACCCGTGGCGATTTCTTTCAATCTAAGGTTATTTACATAAGTTGCCATTGGTGTTTACCCCTATTCCAAAGTAGAGCCACTAGCTTCGGGCACGCTAGTAGCATAAATTCGCATATTTGTGCGTAAGTTTAAGGCTTCGCCGCAGTCGGAACAAGTATCAGCCGCTAATTCAGACTCATCCAAGTCAAAACCGCAGTTAGCGCAAACTACTTCAATTTCATGCTTTGGGTCTATTGCGGCACCCACCTGCGTTGCCTGTCTTAATGTTTTCATGCGGCTATCTCCACCCATGTTACAGTTTCATTGGGCACAATCATGCCCCATACCAATACATCGCCCACCGTTCCTGTTGCCTGCACCCCAATTGGGTAAACCCGTGCCTTACCTGTGGCGCTCTCATTACCTAAGACTCCAGTTGCTGAGACTCCGGTTACATTTACCCTTAACTGGAGGTAAGCGGTTGCAGTGCCTAGCGTTGTTGTCGCAGATAGCCCCGTTTCAGCAACATTGGCATCAGCAGTAATACTAACCGTTCCTACGGCTGAAGTACCCTGTACGCCTGTTGCGAACTCAGTATGACCTCCCTGAACCCCTGCATCGCCTAGTGCGGTAGTCCCTGCAACCCCTGTCACTGCCACTATAGCGGCGGCATCTACTGTAACGGTTCCAAGACTTGCTGTAGCCGCCTGACCTAGAACATCAATGTTGCCATCAGCGTTTGCAACGACGTTTCCGAGCGTTGTGGTGCCCTGTACGCCAGTAACAAAGGTCGTGCCGCCTAGCGATAGGCTTGCGGTTCCCAGGCTAGTTACAAGGGCATCTATCGTACTTGCTTCGCCCCAAACGCCTGTGCCCCAACCGCCTCGACCCCAGCCGTCAAAGTAGACTGTTACGTTCCAGACAGCGTAGTTGGCAATACCTGTTGCTGAAACCCCAGTTACATTGACGTTGGCATCGGCTGTCTGGGCTGAACTGCCCAGTGCTGTAGTGCCCTGTACTCCAGTAACACTGAAGTTATTAACGGTCTGGGTTGTTACCGTACCTACCTGTCCAGTAGCCACGGGAGTTGCTGGGCTATCACTCCACCCATCAGACCCCCATGTGCCGTAACCCCATCCGGTTACGGGGACGATAACCCCAGCCATTTACTAGGCAATCCTGATAATCGCGTTAGACGCATCCGCAGTCGGGAACACAATTGTGAAGTCACCGGCAGTAGATGTCTTATCAGAGCCAAAGTCCA